GCGCTTCAATTTCTGGTTTGTAAATAAAGCGTTTCCAGTCAACTTCTGGATCTTCCATGACTGTCTTATCCGTAATGGTAAAATGACAATCTGTTCGTCGAAACATGTTTTCCTCTTGAGCAGCTGTGCCTTTTTTGTAGCCACCACCGGGAACGTATGGACTGGCCATATTCAATACAGCAAATGTTTCACCAAATTCACGGGTTAAATCAAGTGCGGAATCTCCCCAATCTTTGTCATCCAATCGATAAATAGGATCTTTAACTTCTGTGGCGGTCTTGGCCCATCGTTCGAGATTTTCCTGAGCAACCTGGCGGAAATGGTTCTTTCCAACAGATTTGAATTCATCGATGGTATCCCACAACAAATTTTTGCGAATTTTTTCAAGACGTTTGCGCTCTTTTTGTTCCGGTGTCAATTCACGTGGTTTACGAACACCATTTTCTCTGTCATGTTGATCTCTTTCTCGTTGGATATCTTCTTGGCGTTTGTAAATGTAACGATTTTGGAGTTCTTCTTCTGTGTAGGATTGTTGTTCAGTTTTCTTGGCACGAAATTTTTGCAACATGTTTTTGTAGGACCATTGTGTAGACGGTTGTTTTTCCGTAGGTGGTCTCTTAAAATAAGGTGTTCCTGTTGGCTGATTAATAGTTGCCATGTTATAAAAATATATAGAAAGTTAAGCTTTATATATTTTTTTATATTGAAATCAAATTTTTTTTTTATTTTTTTATTTTTTTATTAATTGGAATTGGTTTTGGATGGATTCATTTACATGAACTGTTTCATTTCTCGAATGGCTCGTTCTAAATTGGCTAAAGATCGTTTGAAATTAGATTTAGATCGATATCCGCCACCACCTTGATGTGTCGTTGTTGTTGATTGTCCCAATAATATTGGGACAATTTCTTGAACATAAATTCTATATATTTCTTTGGTTTTGTCAAGTACATTTTGTTGTACCTTGCCATCTGATGACATAACAGTTGGATCTTCATTATCATTAAATCCACGAAATACACTTTTACCATCTTTTTCAAACGGTTCACTATATTTATGATCACTGTAACCTAATATGCCTTTAATTTTGTCATGATATAATTTATCAGCTTTAGTATAATCTGTTCCATCTAAACCATCAGGTAAACCAACCCATGATTTATACCCAGCAGCAACAATAGATGCTGCGTTCACAACATATAATTTTATTTCTTCTCCACAAAGAGTTGCTGTGAGCAATGAATGGTCCATAAAAATTTCTTTTTTATTTTCTTCTAATTCTCCTTCAGGAGCAACAAAATCACTAAATGCGTTTACAATTTTTGGCTCAACGGTAGGTTCTGTTAAATTGTTTTTTTCGCCATCAAATATATAACATTTATCTAAATTATCAACATGTACTAAATCTTTTATATCATGTCGAACCGCAATTACTGTGCCATCCTCCTCGATTTTGTGATCAGCAGATTTATTAATTTGTGAATTTTTTAATGAAAATCCAGATCGTAATTTAGAAATCTTTATATTTCGCATATACAGAGTCCAATAACTATCAGTTATGTCATGTAATGTTTGACAAAATTGCTTCATATATTCTTCTTTTGTAATTATAATTTCTTTTGTTTTTAATTTATCTAAAGTTATATTTGTGTCTCCAACAATGACTTTAATATTTTTTATATTTTGTTTATTCAATTCTTTAGACATAATGGCAAGTTTTACGGCATTTTTAACCGATGGTTCGTGAACACCAAAATTTATACTACTATCACCATGTACATTTCGAATTATTATTTCTGTATTATTATTACATGTATACGTAGCATCCACAATTTCCGGTACACCATCAGCATTTGACACAATAGTTGTAATATTGTTTAGACGTCCTGTTGGATATAAAAATCCAGTGTCTTTTGAATCAGATTGTTTAGTTTCATTTGCAGGCCCAGTTTCCACATTGTCTGGCAAATCAAGTTTTTCTTGTAAATACAATGACTTATGTGTCAGCATTTCTGTCCCAGCAACAATCCCATTTTGTGCCCAATCAATTAGTCGACCATATACTTTTTTAGGATGTAATTGTGTCATATCACCATCAATTACAAATCCACCAGATGGTTGTAAATTTGCGACATTTGATGGAATTTGTAACAAATAATTTGGTTTTTCTGGTACGGTTTTTGCTTTTGCCCTTTTATAATCGGATTTTTGTAAAGATTTTAATGATTTTTTCAAAGCTGCCATGTCCAAAGAAGGTTGATCAATACGTGATATATTTCCAATTGTATCCTTAACCGACTTGAGTGATCTCGATTTTAATTCTGTAAATAATTTTTTTTGGCGCTCATCCATATTAGCAGGAACATTATTATTCCATGTCCATTCAGCGTAAGCCCTTATGTCTTCATGCCATTTAACATTATCAGCTAATGATGAAATTTTATTCAATAATAGTCTTTGTTCCAATTTTTGGTCAGCAGATTTTTGTAGTTCTCCAGTTACACGTTCCATATCTGCTGCACTTGGTCCAACAACATCATTACTTACTGGTTCTTCTATGACCGTAGGTTTGAATTCAGATGAAATTCCAATTGGTTCTGGATTTCCACCAAGTGGTTGCCAACTAGTATTAGCACTAGTATCAGCGACAGTATCAGCACCAGTATCAGCACCACCGTGAATAGAACGTAATCGTTGTAAATAGTGTTTCAAGATATTTTGTCCCAATGAGCCATTCACCTTGACAAATCGATTTGTCTTTGGATTGTAGATTTTTTTGTACATTCTTTATATGATAAATGAAGATTAAAATATAAAAAATTCTAAAAGAAAATTAAAAATTAAAGTTTAAAAAAATTCTAAAATATAAAAAATTCTAAAATGAAATTAAAATTTAAAAAAAGGATTAGTGTTTTTTCGACATCTTTAGATACTTTTTTAAAATGGATTTTCCCGTTTTCCCAAATATAGATACCATTCGACCCGTTTTTGGATTTTTAATTTTAGTAAATGGTGAACCACCACATTGACTATTACAGTTATCATACGCTTTTATCTCTGCTAAACCACCGATTTTATCCACTGTCACATCTGGGTAAAATCCACCACCGCCAACTTTCACATTGACATCTTGGAATGCTCTATCTAAAGGTAATCCTTTTGGGCATGGTTCCGTATAACGACTAACATCCACTGTCTGGTTACATGGAACTGTTGTTCCCTTAGGAGTCATTCCACAAGAACCACCCGATTGATTTCCACTAATTGTGGCATCAATCGCACTGAATGTCTTGTCTAATGGTAATCCAGCATTACACGGCGCAATGTATTGACGAAGATCCGGTGCCACATTACAATCTTTTACTGGTGCTGCGTTTGCCGCAACACTCGATCCTCCTTTATGAACGCGTTTTTTATGACGAGTTGATTGACGATTTGATTTCCGAGATGATTTTTGATTATTTTTTACCATTTATTATTTACTTATAATAATAAAAAGAAAATTTTATCATGATTAAAAAAGAAAAAATTAAAATTATAAAACAAAATTGTTCTATTGACTTGTCGTCTAAAAATTATGGAATACTCTTCTAATATTTGAAATTGGTATGTCATATTGAATTTCTTCTTTAATTTCCTCAGAAAATTCCTTTATTTGTTGTTTTCGATTTATACCTTTTAATTCTTGTACAACATAATTTGGTGTATAACTTAAATAATTTCGATATTTATTATATATATATTCAGCCACTCTGGCCATTGCATAACGCACCCTTGTTGAATAATTATAAGCACTATTGATATGTCTCTTAATATGACCTAATAACTTATTCCAATTAACTTTTGTTTTTATAAAAACATTTGTAGTATCCCACTCAAGAAAACCTGTATGATCTTTAAACAATTTATGAATGAGTGTACCAAATTCTTTTAATTTTGGACCAGGGATTTTTATTGCTTCATTGGCATTCACAGTTTTATTATATTCCTTAATAGCCATTCTCAATAAATTTACTTCATTACTTCCATTTATCATTGTTAAAAATATTCCTGTGATAGATGTTTTTAAAATCATGTCTTTAAAATAATCTTTTTCGATCTTCAATTCAGGATGACTTTCCAAATAAGTACTTAAACGATTTACCAAATCTTGTTTGGACGCAATTTGTAATTCGGTTCGTTGGGAATATAATAAAAATTTATCTAAAATTTTTTTTCCTTGTATTGAATCTAGTCTATGTTTAACTCCTGTGACAGGATGTGTAATTGTGTTCCATTCTGATTTAGTTGGCATACTATTATATTAATAACAGCGTGAGATTTTAATTAATTATTTCGAATTTTTTCTAATTCCAATGTCAAAAAATAAACTAAATGTGTCAATTGTATTTTCTCATCACTACCCTCCATTATCTTTACTTCTATGTCTGCACAAAGTTTTATTACAGACGCACGAACAAAATCATTTCGTTCATCAATATATTTATAACTCAATAAATCCATCATCAATTTTTTAATTATTAAATCCACTGAAAATCCCTGATAAATTAATTCATCCACTGCTTTCAAAATTTGTTTCAACTCTCCTGTTAAAACACTTTCCCATAAAGGTCCCAAATCAATTTTAGAAACAAGATATTCAATTGATTCCACCGTTAACTTATTTTTACCACATATTTGAACAATATTTTGAAAATACGTAATGATTTTACGTAAATCATTTGTTCCTAAAAAATCCGTCAAGGCATGACAAACCAAATCAGTCAGTTGTATTTTTTCTTTTTGGGCGATAAACTTCAATTGCTTATGGATAGACAATTTGTCAAATGGATAAAAACGTAATTTCAAACAACGAGATTTAATGGGATCTTTAATATAACTCAAATAATTACAAATAATACAAAATCGTGTATTATTGGAATATTTTTCAATAATCCGACGCAATGCTGCTTGACTACTCGACGTCATAGAATCTGCTTCATCTAACACAATAATTTTAAATGGTTTATCTGTCATATTTTTAGCAAATGTTTTGATTTTCCGTCGAATAATATCAATAGAACGATCATTGGATGCATTTAATTCCAATATATTATTTTCCAAGTCATTTCCATATAATTTTTTGGCAATTACAGAAATGGTTGTGGTTTTTCCGGTTCCAGGTGGACCATAAAATAACAAATGTGGAAATAAATTTTTATGGATAGCTCCATTCATGATTTCTTTAATGTGTTCTTGTTGTAAAATATCATCCATAGTAGATGGGCGATATTTTTCGACCCATGGTATTTGTTGAATTGTACTCATTATAAAATAAAACTAAAATAGTTTTAAATACCTTTTTTTTTTTTATTTCAGAAGTAAAATTAATGGATTAGAATTAATAAATTAGAATTAATGAATTCCAATTCATGGGATACAAAAATAAAAAAAAAAAATGTTTTTTGCCAAATTATCTTATGAATTATCATACATATGAATTATTTAAATCATCATATAACTTTTGTTGAACGAACATGTTGAATGGAATTGTATAATGATCTGTCCAATAAAAATGATGATGATTGTCTTTATCTAAAATACATTCGTGTTTTGTTAAAATCATATCATTATTTGATTTCCACATTCCAGCACTATATGTTTTATATTTATGAGGTGGTTTTATTTCACACTCTTTATTTCTCAAATGATCATAAGATGGATTATTTATCAAATTCATTATACCTGGGACTTTAGTATCTGCCCATTCTAAAATATTGAAATTTTTTTGAAGAGGAGAACATAATGTTTGAACCATATGTATGTTTAAACCCATTGAATGTAAATTAATGGCAACTAAACCACCAAATGATCAAGATCTGCCAATTTAAAATCCAAATCTGGGGTGTGAGGATTTACTGTTTTTTTTGAATCAACACCAAAACCATCCCATCGTTTGCGATTTTTATGATCTTTACCATAAAAATAATAATTAAGATTGAAAAAATCAAGAGTAAATGTATGCGTTTTACCAATTTGTTTTAGTTGGTCTAAAAAGACAATTTAATAAGTTTAGATGATGAATCACTTGGTTTATAATCCCACCATAATTTGCTACAACCATAACCATGGAATAAGACAAATACAATGGTCATTTTTTTTTATATTTTTAAAAATTTAAATTAAAAATTCAAAATATTTCCAGTGAAAAAAATTTCAAATTTTTAATACTAATTTATTTTCCCAGCTTTCTTGAGAGTTTCGTATGCTTGTTTAATTTCGTCTGGTGAGATTTTGCCGTCACCATCTTTATCTAAAACGGTAAAACTTTCGGGAAGGACACAAAATGGACTTTTATCGTGACATAAATTTAAAACGACAATAATAAAAATTCCAGTTAAAATTAGGGACGCGACGACATCACGTGTCGCAATAAAACATATGACAAAGATGAGTAATCGTCGAATAAATTTACTGCTCAACAATGCTTTGTGTGTTTTCGTCATGTCAATCTCGATGTATCGTGCTCCTATATTCATTAAAATCATCATGATTCCATAAAAATATTTATTGGTATTTATTTGTTGGATAACTGAATCCATCTTATTTTATACAAATATTAAAATAAATGTTCCTATTTTCTATTTTTCGATTTATTTTCTTATTCTCCGTCAGATTCTTCTTCGTCATCAGAATCAATTGAATCCTCTTCTTCTTCTGAATCTTCGGAATCCTCTTCTTCTGAATCAGTTTCATCTGCCTGATCTTGATCACTATTGTCTTTACCATCGTCTTTACCATCGTCATCAAATTCTTCTCGTTTGTATTTTTCTTTATCATTGTCATCATCTATTGCTAAATTAAAATTTTCAAGTAATGATTTTTCAGCAAGAATTAATGAATTATTTAAAATCATAGTGACAATGAAGGCAATCGCAGCAAAAATACCCATTGTAATATCGTAATGACTGACACATAAAATTGTTAAAATGAGTAATAATTTTATTTTTGGTTCATTAACAAATTTAATAATGTTTCGTGGTGTGTAAATTGATACAATTGAAATATAACAAATTAAAAGAAAAATAATATAATATTTTAATGTCATATATTCATCAAGGTTGATATTGCCAAAATTCTTAATAATATTCATTTTACTATACTATTGAGATTTTTTTACCAAAAAAATTTACCATTATTACGAACATTTACTCAATAAGATCATCCATATCATTATTCATATCTTCATCTTCTTCTTCTTCTGGTTCTCCATCTTCAACATCTTCTACATCGTCAACATCTTCTCCATCTTCAAAATTCTCAAGGGATTGATATCCTTCATTAATACGTCGTTCATTGGCAACACCCAATGTCACAATAAAAGCCACCGCTAACATTATGGCAACTTGAACACTTAAATTTGCCACGTAAGCAATTAAAAATGTTATTAATAATTTACCTGGTACACTATCTACTAACAAAACTATACTGTTTGGAACAGAAGGAGCAAATGCAGCTGAATACAGTGCCAAAGCGATTGAAAGAAGTGTTGTTGAATTTTTATTTTGAAATAATTTTGTTAATTGTTTTACTGGATTTGTAGGCATTCTATATAATATATTAATATTTTAATTTATTTATGAGTGTATATTCAATTCAAAAACCAGCCACATCCCATTACTCTTAATTAATCCCAATTCCATTTATTTTGACTTGAAATTTCAGTTAATATTTCAATTTTGTATTGCAAACTGTTTTGTTGTAAACGTTTGTTTGATAAATCTTGAATTTGACTAAGGGAATTACTAATACCATTTCGTTTGTTTGAATTTATTTTATCTTCCAAAGCTTTTATTTGATCAGTAAGAGAATTTAATTCAAGTTCTGACTCATTTTTGTATTTTTTCAAAACATCCGAAGCATCAGTCGAATTATCAGCAATGTACAAATATTTTCGTCGTATACAATTATAGCCATTATCACATACTTTTTCACAACCAGTATTACATGAAGTAGTTTCATCAATATCATCCTCATCAATTGACATTAAATTATCACAAGATGGTGCGTCCACAAACCGCTCTATTGTGAATTGCTCGATTCTCCGACGATTAATAATTGTCAATGTTATAATAAAAGCAACTGCCAACATTATGGCAACTTGGACATCTCGACTTGCTACATATGCAATTAAAAATATAAATAATAATTTACCAACGATACTATCGAAAAATAAAATAATATTATTTGGTAATGCTGGTGCTACGGCAGATGCATACAAAGCTAAAACAAGAGCAAGAATTGTTTTTGTATTTTTGTTTTTAAATAATTTTGTTAATTTATTTAATTTTAATTGGCTGATTAAACTTGACATCCAACAGTTTTTCTATATTATATGTTCATATTTTTTATTTTATCAAAGTATTTTTCCAAAATTGAAAAATATTTTAAAAAATAATTTTAAAAATTTGTTGTGGATTAAACTGGAGAATAAAATTTTGTTGTATCACCTGTCAAATTATCTGCTGGAAGGGGAATATCTGGAACATCATCTTTGTCGTCTTCATCAATATTACTGACAAAATTTTCAATTGGATCAGCGGAATTATCAACAGTATCATCAGTGCTAATCGTATTCCATGTCCATTCTTTATTAATTCGGATTGATTCCAACATATCGAGATTAAATTTTTTGTTAATTATTTGGGAACGTATTTTTGCCAAATTACGTAAACTATCCGAAGTAGGGGCATTATTAGCCTCTCTTAATTCATCATGTTCTTTTTTCAATTTATCACGCTGTTCTTTCAATGTTGTCAATTCATTTATTAATGATGTCACTTTATCACTTAATTTTTCTCTTCCATTTTCATGTCCAGCAATATAAACATATTTATGTCGCATGCACTGTCGCAAATTATCACACGCATTTAAACATCCAGTTGAACAGTTTGTTTCATCTGTAACCTCACTTGAATCAACTGATTCTCCTGTACATGTATTAAATCCCTCGATCGAAAATTGTTCCGTTCGTCGATGATTTATAATTGTTAACGTGACAACAAAAGCAACGGCTAACATTATGGCAACTTGGGCATCTTGGCTGGCCACATAAGCAATTAAAAATACAAATAATAATTTGCCAATGACAGTGTCAAAAAATAAAATAACATTGTTTGGTAATGAGGGAGCAACCAATGAAGCATACAAAGCAACCAAAAGAGAAATAACTAATTTACTATTTTTATTTTTCAAAAACTTGATTATATTTGAAAGGACCATTTATCTATATCATATCATCATATTTTTTATTTTAAGAAAATGTACTAATTTATTCAAAAATAAAAAATATAATATTTTTTAAACAACACTTTTTAAAATGGCGAATATCCAGATCCATCATTCGCCGGAACTGGAACTTTCACTCGTGGTGTTGTCACTTTAGATAAAAACCCAACAAACCCTTCTTCTACATCATCGTCCTCTTCTTCGTCTTCCTTATCTTCTTCTTCCTCGTCTTCTTCTTCCCCATCAGTTTCATCATCTTCTTTTTTTTCATCGTCATCCTCTGTTTTATTGTCATCTTCATAATTAGTGAACATATCTTCATCATTATCAGGTGAAGTAGTATCAATTGTCTTTCCATGTGCTGCTGCATATTTTTTTAATAAACCAATTGCAAATTCTTCATTAACAATTTTGGTTTTATAAAATGCGATTTTTGCATTATCAAGTGAAGCAATGTCAGTTTTCTTTAATATTTTGATTTGTTCTTTAAATTCATTTATTTTACCAATAATATTATTATATTTTGATTGAAAATCTGCATCTTCTTTATTGTATTTTTTTGTAAAATTAGCTTCAAATGTTTGTCTTCGTGTATTACAATAACCAGCACAACTTTGATTATCTTCAAATCCCTCTTGTTGGAAATGTTCCATTTTACGATAATTGACAACAGTTAATGTCGTGACAAAAGCAACAGCCAACATTATGGCAACTTGGATATTTTTACTTGCCATATATGCAATCAGAAAAATAAATAATAATTTGCCAATAATAGTGTCAAAAAATAAA